ACAACAAGATAATTTTACATCCTTTTAACATGAAGCAGGGTGAAATGACCTGTACCAACGAAGTGGAGATCCCACAAACCATATTCGAGCTCATTGGCGAATATGAAGGCTCGCGTTTAGACGGAGTGGACAGTCTTAGGTCCCTCGTCCTATCGACCCGTAAGGGTTACGCGATGCGCAGCAATCAACGAATGAACCTAGCTATGACCGAGACTAAGTTCCGCAAGCACGCACAAGGAGACATTGACTCCGGGTTAATGCGTCACTCAGATTACAAGAAGTACTGTGGAGGTTTAACGTTGACTGATGTACAACACGCATCTTTGTATGAGTTGCTGTTGCAATCAAAGTCAAACATTGATCAGATGCCCGATGTCATCCTATTCGAAGGCGTTGAGTACCGCTTTCTACCGACTTTCGAGCCGTTTTCAGTGATTGACCGGACTATTGCACCAGTTTCCGAGTACATTATGCTCCTGGCTACGGATGGCCGGTTCAGACTTAACCCTTGGACTAGTCATTACCTCATCAGGCAAGTTGGTGATGAAAGGGTCCTCAACGGGTCCGGAGAAAAGACAGTGGTGCGCAATCACCGGAGGGTGATCCTCAACCTGAAAGCCTATTGGTTTGCTGTCTTAATCTCAGGCGCGTTACCAAATGCTTTGGCCCAGAGCATTGGGGACAAACTGATCTCAAGACATACCAAACTATTCGGTTTGTTGGCGGATCATCTGTTAAGTTTCATAGACAGAGTAGGAAGATTGGTTACGTACTTGCTGGCTTCGGTCAGCTTCGAATGGTACGTGGGCATGTCTGATGAAGCGAAAGCAGCGGGTGAGCTGATCCTCGTGGGATTGACAGTCTTGTGGTTGTATCGTAGAAGTACGTTCGAGCACACTCTAGTAGTCCCTAAGGTGAAGCAAGCCGATAGGTTTTTAGGACAGCTGTTGGGAGAAAAAGGCATGGAGTATCGCGTCCGCGTTAACGGTCGTGAGTTCGTGCTTTCAGCTGATGAAGAAATCTACCTCCATCAAGATGAGATGGCCATGCCGAATTCGGAATATTTTCCGTGTAGGGCGCAACCTATTGGGGCTATATTGATCACGACTGACGATAAGGACGTTCAGGTGTTTGGGGTGTTTTGGCGGTTAGACGATTATCTCGTGACTGCCCGACATTGCAGCAACACTCTGTACATTGCAACGTCTAAGGTCTATTTGGCTACGATTAAACCAACCAAGAAAGGGAACTTTGAGATCGACAGGTCCAACATGTTCCGCGCTGACGATAGCTTCTTCTCACCGGAGAACAACGTTATTGCCTCTTTCGACGTGGACGCGTTCGCTACGGAGTTGACACCGGCTCAGTGGTCATCCGTTAGGCTGATGAAAGCCGCTACTCGGATGCGGTCGCGTTATGAGTTGCAAGTTCAGAGCCACGGGTTCACACCTGACGGTCTTTTGGTAGCAGCATCTGGTAAAACTTTGCCAGATTCAGGATATGAGAACCTGCATCACACGGCTAGCACTCAGAAGGGTTTTTCCGGCTCAATCTTGACTTGTGGAGGAAGCGTGGTAGGCATGCACGTGAGCGCTGCTGGAGATCACAATGTAGCAATCCGAAGGGAATACATAGAGTACCTTATCGATAAAGGCACAGGCCTTGAATCAAACTCGAAAAACCGAAAGAAGTACACCTACGCCGATGCCTCCTACAAGGAGGCTTATCGCCAAAATAAATGGCGCGGCGGTGTCGCAGACCTTAAACAGATGAGAGATGGCAAGTTTGCTATCGTTCTGGATAACGGGGAAGCGACTTTTGGGTGGGACATTAAGGGTTTAGTAGAGTGTTTCGGATTGACTGGTGATTCCCGGCGGGATGAAGATTATTTCGAGGACATGATTATGGACACCAGGTCCAAAGGCCGACATGTAACCTTTGATGATGATCGTTATCGTCGCAACGAAAATGCTAGCGTGGCCGTGGCTAAGGTTAAGAGAAAACCCCAATCGAAGAAGAAAGCCGAAGCGAAGAGATCGCCGGTTAGTAAGAGCTTCACTGTTGAGGAAGGATTGAAACCAGTTCACGGACCATCAGTGCCTATACCCAGACCTGAAGCCGTTCAGGCCTTGGAGGGACTTAAGGAGAGAGTTAAGGACCTCGGGTACGAGGAAGGGGCATTTGAATACCCCCAAATGACCCCACAGGACGAGCGTAAGTCGCTGGAGAAACACTTGGAGTTGTATGCCAAACGCGTAGGTAGCATAAAGCACAACCCCACTGACAGCGAGAAGAAAAGGAGCGCTGGCTTAGTTGCCAGCATGTTGCAACCAGCTTCGTTCATCCCGGATGAACATTACAATCGTGTTGAGGGAGTAACCGACATTATCCATTCGTCAATCATCAATCCAGGAAAAGCTTC